ATCTGCGCGACATGGTCAGGAAGATATAAGGTCTTCGACATCGTCAGCGTGGTTCTCCAGCAGGGCTTTGATTTCTTCTCTTGCGTAGGAGAGGCCCCGTACTTCCCCTACCAGAAGTTTGTACTGCTCCCAGTTGGTAGCAGCATCATGTGCAAGAGCGCTTGCAATTTCTTGTTCGCGCTCTTGGAGTAGCTTATACATATATTTTGCGAAATCAACAACGTCCATTACAGGATGTCTCGCTTGTAATCTTCCTGCATGACGGACTTGATGGGCCCACCCTTTACCCACTCGTTGCAGGTGTAGGAAGCTTCGCAAACAAATTTGTAGATCTGGCAGTAGCCAAGTTGTGGCTCGGGGTCGTCATCATCCAAACCGATGCACTCAAGCATGTCCCCAGTTTGGTTGTAAGCACCACAGTTGCCGCAGACCTCGTCAGCACGAAAGCCGCCATCCATGGATGGATCACGGTAATCGGCCTCTTCTTCAGCAACCATCTTGTTGGCTTCGTTTATGTCGCCGTCTTGTGTGGAAATCGGACAGTTGCTGTCCTCTTCCATCTTGTCGACTTCAACGCCCTCATCGGGGATGAGCTCAATGACAATACGTGCCATTAAAACGTCCCCCGATATCCTTTGCCGGAAACCTGAGACGACTTACAGCCACGGACCATGCCGCCTTCTGCAAAGTTCTTAACGTCCATCTCATCCTCGGCATACCGCTGAGCAGCGCGGTTACCACGCTCAGCAGCACGAATTGCGGCTGCTCGCTCCTCAACTTCACGAGGCCGAGGCTGCGGAACCATTGGCTTTTTACTTCCGGGCATTTCAGTTCTCCTTTCCGCACTGGCGGTCATAGGTTTCGTTGTGGACAACGGTGTCAACAAGTAGCTGACGGTCGTTTCTCACCAGCCACTCTACAGTAGATTGATCCTCAAATAAATGAGGCTTTGCAAGGTCACAGTACGTATCAACGGGAATCAGCGTTGCGCAGCCACTTAGAAGCCCGCTCACCAAGACCAGTGTCATCCAGTGTTTCAATTTCATTCTCTACCTCCCGAGCGACGCGAAGGCTGTCGATCAAATGCTGATCCGCTTCGCGCTCATACTCATGGACACTGTCGCGCTTTCCGCGAAGGTATGCAAACAAGATCGCACCGAGGACGACACCTGAGGCGGCAAGATACGTCTTTATGCGACCAAGCAAAAACATCAGCGGTCACCCGCCTTCCACTTCTTGATCCGTTCCAGATCGATAATCCCCGTGGCAGTCAGAATGATTACACCCAGGACGCCAAGGATTAAAAGATTTGGCCACTCCAGCCCACCGAGTGCCCCAACCACAGGGGTAGCAATCCCTGCAATCTTCGTAAGTTGCGAAGCTTGGATCGTTCGCGATTGCGTGATGGAGGTTCTCGGGGCGGGAACTGGGCGATTGCTGAGCCATGGGCCTACTTGGAAACCAGGGCATGCCTTGTTGGCATACTCATTGTGTCCACTCACCTTTTCAATTGTCGGGTAATCTACCTTCAACCGGTCAATCAAGTTCTGCAGAGCAACAGCCTGTTCAGCAGTAAAGTTATCAGAAAAAGCGTCCGTCTTGGTGCTGCCGTGACCACCAAACAAAGAAATGCCGATGCTGTTGCTGTTGTGCCCACGAGTGTGAGCTCCCGCTTTGTCGTCGGGACGACCCGCCACAACCGTGCCGTCCCGGTCGATGAGATAATGATAACCGATGTCAGACCAGCCGTTTCCTTCAACGTGCCACTTACGCACCTCGTTAACCTTACGTTCAGTGCTCTTGCCTTCCCACCAGTCAGGGCGCGTGGCTGTGCAATGCACAATGATCTCGTCGATATAACGCATCAGAAGATTCCTTGGAACTTGTTCGCTCGCGGCGAAGAACTGAAACGGGACTGAACAGCGCCGCCTTTCGCTTTCTTTTGCTTACCAGCCTTCGACAGGGCAATCGCCACAGCTTGTTTCTGCGGTCTGCCTGCTTCCATCTCCGTGCGGATGTTCCGGCTGATCGTTTCTTGGCTTGAACCGCGCTTGAGTGGCATTACCCTCTCCTCATCATGGCTTCACGCTGCACATCGATCCGCTCACGATTCACCTCATTCCGCTCGTCAGCAATCTGCTCCTGAAGCTCAAGCCGTGCGCTGTCCGCTACAGCGTTCTGGCGCATCTTCATCTGATCCAATGCAAGCTTCGCACGGTCGATCTCGGCTTTGCTCTCGTTCTCCATCTGTTTGATCTGGAGTTCCTGCAGGCGGATCGCGACCAACGGATCTTGCTCCTCGCCGTTGCGGCCCTTGTAGGTCAGCATAGGCATAAGCTCAGTAAGCAGCTCTGCCTCAACCTGTGCAACACGTGCCTCAATTTGCTCTGGCGTATACTGGACAGGGCCCGCCATAGCCATCTCCTGCAGCTGTTGTTGTGCCACCATCGGGTCAATTGCGCCCGCTTGTGTCAGCAGCTGGATCTGTTGCGCCTCGACCTGCGGCGCCGAAGTAATCTGCGCTACCTCACGCTCAACCTGCTCACGGGCCTTGAAGCCAATGTGCTGCATGCAGTGCACCGTAAGCGCCGCTAGAACGGCAGGAACCTGCTGCAGGACGGACATCTCAAGCAGCGTCAAGTGTGCTGCGATGTGCGCGTCGTGGTCCTGACCAGGAAATGCCTGCGGGGTCTGACCGCTGACCATGGCGCTGTTTTCCATGACAGGGTCTTGAGGCTGCGGCTGCGGTGGTGGGGGCAGGATTTCGTCAATATTTTGCACCTCCAACGCCTGATACATCCGACGGTACGCTGCATGGAGGTTGTGCATTTGCGGGTTGGACTGAGCCAGCTGCAGTTGTGTCTGAGCCAACGATACCCGTTGCGCCATCGAAAAGATGTTCGGATCACTGACGGGGAGGACGTCGATCCGGGCGTCGAAGTCTTCAGCCTTAATCTCTGAGGGGGCACCAGCCACCTCATAGGGGTACACGGGAGGGAGATTTTCGGCGAAGATACGCGCAAGCAAACGGAACTCCGTCTTTTGCGCGTAGTGCAACCTTTTGTGGATCGCCGACATGACCTTCATGCCGCGCTCCAATAAGGCTACCGTTGTGCCCACAGGCATCTCTTGGTTGCCGTCTCCGATCTTCTGATCGGCCAACGCCACAAAACGGCGCCCGTCATCAACCAGACCACCAAGCATAGCGGCCAAAGTACCAGACGGCTCTTTGTACGGCAGGGGAATGATCGCGTCGCGGATGTTGCCGCCCGGCGCGTCGATGTCACGGAACTCGCCAGGCTGCAGCGGTTCGTCACTGTTCGTGACCCGAATACCACGCGCCTTAAAACCAGCAGGCAAGTTGGCAAGAGTGCCCGCGTCAATCAACTGACGCAGCAAGCTCGTCGCTGCACGGCCCAAGCCGCCGATCATATGAATCAAACCAAAGCCGTAGAAGCCCAGACCAGGCATAAACTTGTAGTGCACAAAGTACTGGCGCTTGCGCTTGATCGGATCCATCTCGTCGTAGTTCCGACGAATGCCCAGAACCTGACCAGAAGCCTCGTCAATCGTGACGATATACGGAAGCTTGATACCAGTTGGCTCACCGGTCATCGGATCTTTGTCCTCGAAACCCTCAAGATCAAGCTCGACGTGCATTTCCAGCACAGTCAGAACGTCGTCCGTGTAGTTCTTCGACAAACCCTCGAGCTCGTTTACCTTCTGCCGAACAGGGTTTTCCTCAGTGTCGTCGTAAGGCTGCAGGTCCACGTCGCGATACACACCCGCATACTGCATCTTCTTCACGTCGTTCATGTCCATGCGCAGGACGTGCGTCACGCGAGTTGCTGTGCCCAGATCCGATGCGGAATACGGAACAACCAAATCCTGCGCAGGAATAAATTTCGAAACAGCGCGGTCCTTGGTGACGTCGAAGTACACCTTCTTGAAGGTCGAACCCGAGAGCGGGAGATAGAACAGCATCTGATCCATGTCAGGATCAAACTCCTCCATCACCTCGGTGACCTGATAATTCATAAAGTCCTTGATGCGGTTGGCCTGCTGCTCACGCTGCGGTGTTTTTGCGCCCAAAACGTCTGTACGTACAGGGCCACCAGCAGGTAGGAGTTCCTTGTAAGCCTGTGCTTGGAACTGCGTTACACTCTCCGCGATCATCGGATGGGTTACGCCAGATGCGCCCTCGAACGGTGTGCTTCGCTCCTCGGTCTTCAAACCGAGAAGGTCGAGGCCGTTGACGTATGTCTCTTCCCATTCAGAGCGGGAATCCAGATCGTCGTTGTATAGTCCCCGAAGTTCGGAGGACAACTCGCCCAGAGTACCGTCGTCCAGGAACTCTGCAAGGTTGGCGTCAAACGGGATCAACTCTTCGGCAACACCCATCTCATCAAGCATAGCCATGGCCTGAACAATTGCGCCACCGGCGCCGTCGTCAATGACCTCGGCTT